GGGTATATACAAGGATCGTCCGGGTACGATTTACTACGATACTCATAGGTTCTTGTATATGATTTATGTTAAGGTGCGACAACCAGAGAATGCTAAGGAACGAGCTATTAAAAATTTCATCGAAGAACTCATACCTAACAAAGAGTTCCTCGAGTATAATGGGAAATTCACAAGTCAGGGATATCTGAAGATGCCCGGTTATCGCACGGATATAAACGCCAAGGAGCTTCGTGAAAATATCCCCTCCTTCAAGACTATTTTGACGCACCCATTCTTAACTGGTGAGAAATCATCAAATAGACCAAAGACTCTCTCGGAGGCTCTCAAATTGATCGCTCCTAAGCCCAGGTCTAAGCCTAAGACTCCTCCTAAGATCAAGACTCCCAAGGCTAAGACTCCCAGTCCCAAACTTTCAACTACGGAAAGGAAGAAGAAGATGAACAGTGCGATTAAGAGGGCTATGGCTGTACTTGCGGCTAACAAGAATAAACCCAAAGCCAAACCAGTACCCCGAAGGAGACCTGGTGTTGTACTTCCCAACCCAGTCCCTGAGATTCAACCGACCAGTCCAAGCCCCAAGGCTAAGCAAAAGAACTTGCAAGCTTACGGTGCCAAGATACAAGCAAAGATCAATCGTCAGATACAGCTTGGACGTGATGCACGGTTCTCTTTCGTCAATGTAAAGGGTAAGAAGCGTGAGTATGTGAGAAAGGGTGCATACGAGACGGCTCTGGCTAAGAACAAGGCATTTAGGGAAGAAATGGCGAAGCCAACGTTATCAAATAGGGCTCGAGCTAAGAGGATGGATCGTGGTCAGCCATTTTATATGATGACACCTCAAAACGTAAGGAATGCCATAAAGGGTGGTAAGAATATGAAATTTGTTGGAGGATCAAAGGGTTTCAAGACGGTCACCCCCAAAGCCAAGTGGTCTAACGCAAATAATAAACAATTCATGGAATTGTTGGCACGGGAAAAGAACGCACAGAGAAAACTTTCCAATCAGATGAACAAGGCAAGGCCTCTCAAGAATGGACCATTGGACCCGGCGGTTGCTTACGCTCTCAATACTCCCAAAAATACCAAAAAGATAAACAAGTACGTGAACGGTCTATCAAACGATGAACGTAATATGCTCAAAAAGAAGATTTGTCAACCTTAAAAACCCTCCTCATACCCTCGTCAACTTCAGAGAGTATCTTAAACTTTGGAGTCTTGACGAGTTTGTCACCATTCATAGTGACGAATGATTTCATCCGTTCAACTTCACCACGGGGCATTTTCCTGGTGTATTTGAGTGTGACATTATTGTTTCCAATAGTGAATACGGTTGACGTCATTTTTTTAATATTTACCTATAATAAAAAATGCTGTCTTTCATTATTCTCGTGATCATTAACATTTACATTCTCTACCAGACCGGTAAACCTCGTGTCGGAGCGACCATCTCTAACGGTGAGGAATGGACTATTTACGGGACCATGGGTTGTGGTTGGACTCGTAAGCAGTTGGAATACATGGAAAAGACTGGAAAGGCCTTCACTTTCGTTGACTGTGATAAAGAAGGATGTACAGATATAAATGTATTTCCAACTATTGTTCATCCTACTGGTGAGAAAACCAGTGGATACAGTGAACTTTAATTTAAATTATTACTCATAAGTTGTTTGTTTCAATTTATCAATAATAAAATATTACAGGGACGATTAATATGTTTAGATACCGCGGACAACCTGGAGAGATAGTGCAAGAATGACGGCATCAAGTATAGTGTTGATAGGTTTGAGAATGGTTATATGCTTTACGAGGGAACGATTCCATACGATACGGAGGAGGAAGGCACTAATAAGAATGCTTAGCACAAACATGAGAAACTCACGGAGCATATCAGATTTGGTTGGGGATTGAACAATTTCCTTGATCATTTACTACAGATGGATATTTTTTTTCTGAACAAACTACAAATGAAGAACCTACCACTGAGTGGTTCGGAAAGAATGTTTACCAATAAACGATGGGGAACTGCCACTGGTATTGGAAACAATAACTGTTATGCGTATGCAGTTGGAGACTACGAAGCCTATAGGTGGCAAAAGTCAATCCCGGGTGATCGTTCCGGTCTTTCGAACAACGGGCATAACTATACACATTGCACAAGTCTCCCTAAACGGGTTATTTCCGATAACCCAACCAAAATTTATCGTGCAAAAGCGAACGAAAAGTGTAAAAGAGGATATTATAAAGTCATGATGTTTGTTTGTCCTGGAAGACCAACAAACTATATCCGACAAGGGGACTTTCACTTCTACGTACAACATAGTGTAGTTGAGTATAGAATTAAACCAGGTGATACCCAAGAATCTGTGGCTAAGTTTTTTAAGATACCGATATCTCGAGTCAAGAGAGCTGGAAAGTTTGAAGTTAACAAAAAAATTATATTTAAATCTAACGTATTCAGTCACAAGAGGGGTTGGGCAACGGGCCCACTTCTGACTGATGCGAGTGGTAAGTCTATAAAGGATCCTCGCAAGGCGGATAAAAACTACCCGGGGCTAAACTACGAGCGATATTGTAGTTCATTCTGTGTCAAGGATAAGGGAATCAAGGTCGGACAGACTCACCCCAAGGTCAGAAAGAAGACTGTCTAAATCTAAAGTATTTTCTACATCGAATGACATATCGAAGATGTCCATTATATTAAAAATAGCGTTACTCTCTAACGAGACTGTATTTGAAGTTGCGGTGTAATTGTTCTGAACAGTTAACGTAACTTTAAATTGAGATACATCAAAAACTTTTCTACAAATTGGACAAGTATTCTTACCTTTACATTTCCATTCTTCTAGACAGTGGGAATGAAACAAATGTCCACAACGGATCGGTTGATTATTTCTTGTCGATCTCACTTCACTGAGACATATGGCACATTGTGACATTCTAGAATACAGATTTAAAGTTTTTCTCGTGATTTAGCTCAGTTAGTATATTTTAGACATATTAAGAAGGGGTTTATCACAAGTGTTACATGGAGGTCCTGTATCTTGCTTAGACTGAATCTGATTAAGTAACTCGGGGCCGGACTTCTGAAGAAGTTGACGGTAAGAATAATTATCCTCGAAGACAATACCATTCTGTTTCATTAAATAATTGTTAGTGAGTTGGGCAGAAGAGTTAATGGTGAAGCACCGACCGTCGGCCATTCCGAGTCGCTGAGACATGTTGTTAATATTAATTTAGAAATTAATTTGCCTGTTGTGAATTGTTTTTATCCACGATTCGAAACCTTTTTTTTTGAGGTTCTCGATCATGGGTTTACACTTATAACCCAGAAATATATCAAAGACATCTGTCTCTACTGTAGGTGAAACCCGGATGGAAGGTTCTTCGTTGATGTGTTGATTGATGATATTATAGGCAAAAGCAATCTCTTTTAGAGTCTCTGCACCAGTGATGATAATTTTGCCGGTTGAGAAAATACTGGTTGTAATCTCCTTCATATCTTGTGCTGGTTTAAACTTGATTTTAACTGCTGAGTACCTATCGGGTTCAAAGGATACCTTGAAAACGTCGGAGTTATTTTCAAAGTGTTCTGTAACTTTTATGAGATTGATGTTATAGTTCAAACTAAAGTTTGAGTTGATCATCACAACCCTGAACGAATCCACTGGTATCTGTTTCTCCATCCCCAAAAACGTTTTGAAAATGTATGTCAATTGAGTTATGATCCGTTTACAATCGAAGAGATCACAACACCCAGCAACTTGAATCGAACCATTGGGGAAAACTTTTACAGATTTCGTACTGTAGGTATCATTATAGGTAAGTGTCACCTGGTTGTAAAAAGTGGTGGGTTTAAGTTTCCACTCAAATCCACCACTACCTTCTGTCCCGACACGTCTCAATTTAAAGGAGTCTGAATCCTCAAAAATACTTCGGAGCTTCTTTATATCGATATTTTGAACATATTTGGATACCATGGTGATTGTTGTAATCTTAACCCACGAAGGTCTTATGTCATCCGGGAGTCCCTTCATAAACTCATCGAGTGTAAGAAGATATGAGAAACTATTATTAGCTATTGTCGAGTACATTCTTTTATCCGTCTTTTATATAAGGTTTTACTTCTTTATATAAATTAGTAGATAATTACCTCAACTTAGGTGTTGTTTAATAACTTAGAGGAATTACAACTTTATATTTTAAATGACTTCCTTTTTAAATAGTGCGAAAGTTGTATACGACATAGAATCTGAACTTGAATATATTGAAATCGAATATGAACGTTACGTAAAAGGTCAGGGATATACGACTTACGTTGACTATTTAAACACAAAACCTTATGCCGATTGGACATTTCTCAAATCGAAGAAACGTTCCATTCCGTATGAAAAGTTCTTAGACACGATGTGTTCAAAAACAACCGAAGTTCGACAGAAGATGTGTGAGATTGCTCTTCATAACATTTTGTATAAAAAGAAAAACATAAATACTTATATTCGTGTTGCACATGCGAGTAAAATCATTGACCCCACATTCCAACCACCCTGGATTAATACAAAGAGTGCTTGGCAGAGGGAGTATATCAAAATGTTTTGTAACGATACTTTGGATGATATCATTTATAGGACTACGGACAAATCGAGACTTAAATACATGTTTAACGTCTTAAGTTGTATACAATAATAATAAAGGTCATTAGAAGAATCCAAGCACCGAATATAGAAAATTGTGGTTTATTGGCCACACCAACTTTAATTCTTTCAACTATATTCATTTTTTCCTTGGTAAATCCAAAGTCAATGTTTCGCCTTGGTTGTAAAGGATGAGATAAAGAACAACTAGATGTAGATTCTTCACAGAGAGCATAGTCACAGAATACACTTTTCTCTGTTTTAGGTACTACACTTTCATCTTTCATTTCAGAAAAACTCGCAAAATCACCCGTTTGTCTTACACTCCCTGGAAGAGAGAAGTCGTGTGTGACAAATGGGTTTACATCATTAATTGCATCTTCGTCATCGAGCATATACTTACTCATAGTTACTTTTAGTTCAGATTATATTTTTTAGTTTTCATTTTGGAACGGTGCTCGGTCCACATCATATCCAAATCTACATTTAACATATGGGCTATCTGAAAGAGATAACTAAAAACATCACCCATTTCCATCATGACATCTGTTCCCCTCTCCTTCTTCAAATTAGTCTTTTTATACGTTTTCTTGTACTGACGGATCGCACTAGCCAGTTCTCCAAACTCTTCAGTTAACAGGAGCCATACCGTATCTATAGCAGCACGATCCCACCCCTTCAGTTTACATACTTTCTCCGTTTCATGTTTATAGAAGTTTAAGCTCATCTTACTAGTCTATAAAACCAAAACTTTAATTGATTCCAATCTTATTATTGATAGCCATCTTTTTACCAACAGTACTCGTATTAATTGGTTGCGAAAGGGGGACCGAAATGGTATCTATATCTTTTACATAAGACATATACTGTGATACACCTGTTTGAATTTGAGATACAGCGGTTTCTATGACACGACCATTCATCACTTTAACCTGCTCATTCACACGAGAATATGCATCACCGGAATTGTTAATAAATACAACGCGCATAAGTCCATACAGGTCGTCGGAGTTTTGGTAGTCGATCGCAATACCTGTTTTATTCTTGAAGGTTTGACGAATACCACGCTGAAGAAGATTTTTGTTAAATTCTGAAAAGAAAAGAGTGTTGAGTGGAGTCTCACACTGCTTGAGGGTATCGAGATACAGATTATCACACATATAATATACCCTCGGAAAAAAAAACTTTGTAAATATTAAATGTTAAACCTTGCTGATTTCGATGAGGTGTACAATACCAAGCCAAATAATGTTGATATAATCTCATGTAAAGCTCCAGAGTGTTTCGTTGGTTCTTACCCACCCGTATCTCCAGCTGGAAAAATTGGTGATTTTTATGTGAATACTTACCTTCTCCAGCCCAGTCGTGCTATGGAAGTTGTTGGTACAGTTGCAGTTAGAAGTGGTGATCTTGAAAAGTGTCGCAAGTAAGTTAAAAATAAAACACGTAGAAATAATAGTATGAGAGTCGTTAAACGTTCCGGTCGTATTGAAGATATGAAATTTGACAATGTCACCAATAGGATCAAAAAGTTAACATATGGTCTCTCTGATAAATGCGATTCTACTAAGATTGCCCAGCAGGTATTTTCATCTATGTATGATGAGATCACAGCACAAGAAATTGATACTCTTTCTGCTGAAATATGTGTTGGTATGATTACCACAGATCCAGACTATGAAATCCTTGCAACTCGTATTATCGCCAGTAATATCCAGAAAGTGTGTCCTAACAATTTCTACATGGCCATGAAAAAATTAGCCAAGGCCTGTATTGTTACAGAGGAAGTTGCCAATATTTCTGGACGTGTAAAGGATTACATTGATACCAAGAGAGACTACGATTTTGGTTATTTTGGTTTGAAGACTCTTGAAAAGTCGTACCTGCAACGCCTCGATGGTACACTGATGGAAACTCCACAGTACATGTTCATGAGGGTCGCCATTGGTATTCACGGTGATGATATTCCCGCCATTCTTGAAACATACGATAAGATGTCCCAAGGTCTATTCATTCATGCGACACCAACACTCTTCAACGCGGGTACACCAAGACCGCAGATGTCTAGTTGTTTCCTGATTGCCAACAAAGAGGATTCTATTAACGGTATATATGGCACGTTGACTGAATGTGCACAAATTTCCAAATGGGCTGGTGGTATCGGTATGCACATCCACGATATCAGGGGGAATAAGTCTCGTATTAAAGGTACAAATGGTCAATCAGATGGAATCATTCCAATGTTACGTGTATTTAACGCCACTGTCCGTTATGTGAATCAAGCTGGTAGACGCAAGGGGTCTATCGCTGTGTATATTGAACCATGGCACACGGATATTATGGACTTTTTAGAATTGCGTCTCAACCAGGGCGACGATGAAGCGCGGTGCCGTGATCTCTTTTCAGCACTTTGGATTCCAGACCTCTTCATGAAGAGGGTGGAGGAAGGTGGTCAATGGTCTCTCTTCTGTCCAGACAAAGCACCCGGTCTCCCAGACGTAGTGGGTGAGGAGTTTGAAGCCCTCTACACAAAGTATGAAGATGAGGGTCGAGCCAATAGTACCGTACCAGCCACTGAGGTCTGGAAGGCTATTCTCAAGTCACAAACAGAGACTGGTACACCTTACATGCTTTACAAGGATGCGTGTAATAAGAAGAGTAACCAGAAAAACTTGGGAACGATTAAGAGTTCTAACCTGTGCACAGAAATCATTGAATACACAGACAAGGATGAAACTGCTGTGTGCAATCTCGCCTCAGTTGCTCTCCCAAAGTTTGTTGATAAGGAGAAGAAGACTTTCGACTATGAGAAACTTCACGAAGTTACAAAGACTGTTACGAAGAACTTGAATAGAGTTATTGATAGGAACTTCTATCCCGTTGAGACTGCACGAAACTCTAATATGAGACATCGTCCTATCGGTCTTGGTGTTCAGGGTCTCGCGGATGTTTTCATTCTCTGTCGACATGCATTTGATTCCGATGAGGCTAAGGAAATTAACTCTCGTATTTTTGAGACAATGTATCACGCCGCACTCGAGGCGAGTTCAGAGCTTGCAGAAATTGACGGCTCATACGAAACATTTGAGGGATCTCCAACTTCCCAGGGTATCCTACAATTCGATATGTGGGATGGGGATACAAAGCTTCATTATGATTGGGACGCAATGCGTGAACGCGTGAAGACGAAGGGTCTTCGCAACAGTCTCCTGATGGCGCCTATGCCTACAGCTTCTACCGCCCAGATCCTAGGCAATAATGAATGTTTTGAACCGTACACAACTAATATTTACCTTCGACGCACCCTAGCTGGTGAGTTTGTTATTGTAAACAAACACCTCGTAGAAGACCTCAAGAGTGTTGGTCTATGGTCTAAAGACATGAAAGATATGATGGTAAAGGCAGGTGGTTCCATTCAAAATATTGTAGACATCCCAGATGACATAAAAAAACTCTACCGCACAGTTTGGGAAATTAAAATGAAAGATGTTATTGACATGGCTGCCGACCGTGGTCGTTTTATTGATCAATCCCAAAGTATGAATCTATTCATGGAAAGTCCAACACTTTCAAA